GCCGGGCCGGTAGACCGTGATCGCCTCGGTGCGGTTCGTCGTCACGTTGTCGTAGACGCCGGTCGCGTTGAGGTCGACGTGCATCTTCTCGGACACGATCAGCGGCACCGAGTCGACGCTGCCGAGCTCGCCCCTGAGGATCGTGGCCTGCGGCCCGTACTTCTCCAGGGTCAGGACGCTCGTGTCGTCGAGGATGTCGATGTATTCGTTGATCGAGAGGATGTGCGCGATGTCGGCGGGATTGACGCCGTACTTGCCCATCAGCTTCCGGTTCGCCCTTACGCCGGAGACCGTGAGCTTCGCGTTGGCGAAGTCGGCCTTGGCGCCGGTCAGGGCGAGCTTGCGGAGGCCGTCCCAGTTCTTGAGCGGGTCGTCGGCGGCGTAGAAGCCGGCGGCGGTGTCCTGGGCGGCGGCGGTGTCGCCGTTGATCGCGGTGTCCTCGAGGTCGAAGAGCAGGTAGCGGGTGAGCTCGTCCTCCATGATCGGGAGCATCGCGATGATCGCGTCCTCCTCGGCTTCCTTGGAGACGAGCGCCTCGCCCCAGAACTTGGCGGCGGTCATTGTGACCTTGCGGGTCGCGATCTGGATCTTCTTGACCGCGGTCTGGCCGGTGTCGGCGTCGTTCTGGACGCCCTTGCCGAGCTTCACGCGGCTGACGCTACGGCCCGGGAGGACGAACGGGTTGGAGGGCATCGGCTGCTCGGTGAAGAGCGCGAGCACCTTCAGCTGCAGCTCGACGCGATCGATCAGGTCGGGGCTGAGCATGGTCGGCACCCAGTCGGCGCCCTCGCTGGCGTTGTCGGTGTTCAGGGCGGCACCGATCATGGGCCGGTAGTTCTCCTCGTAGTAGCGCGTCTCGGATGGCTTGCAGTCCTTGATCGCGCTGATCATGAGGAGGTGGTCGCCAGCCTTCTGGAACCGCTCGATCTCCTCCTTCGACTCACGCACGAGCGGCGCGATCGCGCCGGCGGGCGTCGAGTGGAGGGCGGCGAGCCGATCGACGCCGGTCTTGCCGAGAGCCTCGGCGACCGTGTCGGAGGGAGCGACGCTGCGGCGCGGCGCCTTCTCGTCGGCCTGCGCCTGCTTCTCGAGCATGTCGGTGACGATGTTCTCGACCGTGGACCTGTCGACGGCGTCCTTCCGGTACCCGTCGACCGCCTCGGTCAGCGTCGCGACGGAGCCCTTCAGCTCGTCGAGCGCGGCGGTGTACTCGGTGCTTTCTGCCATCGGTGGTTCAAGTCCTTTCGGTCGTGGTGTCGTCGTCTGCTTGTCGGAGCCGGCCAGCCGCCGCGGCGATGCTGGCCGTGAGCTCAGCGAGCTCGCTGCTTGCTTCCTCGCTGACCTGGTCGTTCTCGGGCGGGTCTTCCGGGGTCTCAAGCTGGGCGTCGAACCAGCCGACTCCACTGCCATCGCCGAGGTCGTGCGTGTGGCCGCCTTCGTGGCCGGCGGCCTGGTCGCAGCGGATGATGCCGTCGTCCCATGTATCAGTGGCCTGGCAGCGCTCCCCGGCATCGGGGTGGACGACGGTCCCGGCGGCGCCCTCCAGGGTGTCCGGGCCCAGTTGGAGCGCCGCCGAGCTTCTGCCAACGCGGGCGCGTGAGGGCGCGTGCGCGAGCCGCGTGATGGTCTCGTCGAAGCTGCCGACGCGGTCGGCGAGGCCGAGGTCGACGGCCTGCTGGGCACCGAACATCAGGCCCTGGCCCCATTTCGCGTGGACCTGTGCGGCTGTGACGCCGCGACCCTTGGCGACGTCGGCGTCGAACATGCGCCCGAAGTCGTCGACGGAGGCCTGGATCTCGGCTTCGGCGGCGTCGCTGAGCGGCTCGTAGGGGTAGCCGTTCGCCTTGTTCTCGCCGTAGGTGATCATCGTGGTCGTGATGCCGGCGGCGTCGAGTGCGCGGCTGATGTCCTGGTGGACGGCGATGACGCCGATCGAGCCGACCTCGCCGGAGGGCGTGACGACGACTTCGTCGGCCTGCGCGGCGATGTAGTAGGCGGCGCTGGCGGCCATCGTGTCGGCGAGTGCGACGATCGGCTTGCCCTGGCCGCGGGCGTTGCGGATCATCGCCGCGGTCTCGGGTACGAGCGCGACGTTGCCGCCGGGGCTGTCGATGTCGAGGAGGATCGCGCTGACCGCGTTGTCGGCGAGCGCGGCCTGCAGCTGCGCCTGGAATGACGTGAGGCCGACGCCGCCCGAGATCTGACTGAAGAGCGTGGCGCGCGGCATGATCACGCCGTAGAGCGTGATCACGGCGACATCGCCGCCACTTCCGGGGACGGTCGCATAAGGCGGCCGTCCGTTGCCGGGTCTGGCGGCTTCGATCCGTTCGACGATCTCGGCGTCGTCGAGGCGGTGGCCTTCGGCGCGGAGCGCGAGCAGCTCGACGATGACGGCGAGCTTGGAGGGGAGGATCGCCCACGGCGTTTCGCAGACGGCCTGCAGGATGCGCCGGTAGCGGAGCTCGCTCGAGGAGGCGGGATCCATCGCGTTGTCTGTCGGCGGTCAGCCGGCGGTGCCGACCGATGGGTCCTTGCTGGGCGGGTTGTACGTCGGGTCGTCGACGCGGGAGTCGGGCGGCAGGTTCCGCTTCTTGCGGACCTCGGAGGGCAGCTCCCAGAAGCGGCCGCCGGTCGCGAGAGCGTCGAGCTTCGCCTCGGTGAGCGGGTCGACCGCGAGGAAGTCGGCGCGCTTGAACTTCGGGAAAAACTGCGGCTCGACGTCGCCGGCGCGCATCGGGAACAGGTCCTGGTCGCCGCCAAAGGTGAGCTCGATCAGCGCCCACTCGGGGTTCATGCTGAACATCAGGTGGCGGAGCGCTTCGCCCTCGAGATTCTTGTAGGTCATCGAGTCGCCGGAGGAGGCGCCGAGCATCGACGGCCAGAGGCCGAACCAGCGGGTGATCTGCTGCAGCGTGTGGTTGCCGCTGGCGACGAACTCAGCATCCGGCAGGGAGAGCGAGAGCGGTGTCGGCTTGACACCCTGCTCGAGGATGGCGGTGCGCCAGGCGTTGCGGAAGCCGCGTTGGACGCGGTCCCAGTCGCGACGCATCCGCTTGCGCGCGGTGTCGCTGATCGGGGTGTCGCTCGTGAGGACGAGCGGCGGGATGCCGCTGTTCTTCCAGAAGACGTTGAGGAAGTGGTCCATCGCGAGGCCGGCGCCGATCGACTCGCGGGCCATGCCGATCGGGGACAGGCCGACGAGGCCGTCGAGGCCGAAGCCCTGGAAGTGGATGATCTCGCCGCTCGTGAATGGCTCGGCGTATTCGCGGCCGCTGTCGGCGTCTCGAACGTAGAAGTGCTTCTCGCCGTCCTCGCGGATGACGCGGACGCAGTCGGCGGGGATCGGCCACAGCTCGGAGACGAGATCGTTGCCGTTCGCGTCGACGACGCCGGAGAAGCTCTTGCCGAGGTAGGCGTTGCCCTGCGCGTTGAGCTGGGTCGAGATATGGCCGAGCAGGTTGGCGCGGTTCATCTCGGGATTCGGGCGCGAGAAGAGCTTCGTGCCGCGGTGGTTGCGCGCGGGCTGGGAGTTGTCCTCGTCGAGGCGCTCGTAGATCCGGATCGGCGTCATCCAGGTATGCCAGGCGCGGAGCCGGATGCACTGCCAGACGGCGTCGAAGCGGAGTGCCCGCTCGACGGTGACGGTCTTGCCGGACTGGGTCGCCGAGCTCCAGAAGGGGTAGCGGTTGACCGACTGGTACGGGTTCGGTCCGATGGGCGACGCCGCGGCGGCGCGAATGCGGCGGGCGAGCGCCACGGTCAGTCGTCTCCGTCGTCGTCGGCGTACCAACGCTCGACGATCCTGGTGGCCGGCTCGTCTCCGTCCGGTCCGGCGAGCGTCAGTCCCAGCGCGAGAAGGAAGACGCCGCCGGTGAATGGAGCCGCCGGCGGAAAGATCCAGCCGCATGCCGCCGTGATCGAGGCGAGCCCGGCCAGCACGAGGACGTCCGCGGTGATATCCGTCGACGGCCGGCGCAGCCGTAGATGCGGTCGCGGGAGACGGAGCCGTGGTCGTGGTCGCCGCCTGAGCAGCTTCTGGAGCGAGTTTGGGATCACGTCGAGGGCGTCGTTCTCGCGCTCGAGCTGCTCTGGCGCCATCAGTCCCACTCGTCCTCCTCGTCGTCGCCGAGCTCGATCTCGGGCTCGTCCTCGCCGACGTCCAGGCCGAGCAGCTGGGCGAGCTCCTCGCTGTAGGGGATCGCTTCGCTCGTCCGTCCGTCTTCGGGCTCGGCGTCGCCGACAGGCTTCCGGGTCGGGCCCTCGAAGACCTCGATCCCGCGCTCCTCGTAGACGCTCACGGTTTGCCTATCGGGCTGCGCGCGCCCGTTGGCGATGATCTCCGCGGTGCCGCCGTCCATCGGCTCGGACTGGTTGCGCTTCTTGATCGCCCAATAGCCGTCGCTGGTTTTGTCGCCGACGATCGCCTCGACATGCTCGGTGGTGACGAGATCTCCGTCGGTGACGATGCGGCCGGCGTGGACGTCGCGGTAGAACCGCTGCACATAGTCGCGCATGTCGTTGCTCTGCGGGTAGACCGGGGCGGTGAGGAAGCGTTGGCC